CTAGATCTTTAAAGGCTTCCAGTGCAGTTGTAAACATCACGGTCACCGCTTCAGGAACACCTCCTGCATATCTAGATCTACAACGTGGCACTCGTTTTACGGCAAGTACGAACTCAGAGCAATACACCTTTGTCGTATTGGATACTCAGGAAGCTGCAAATCAGTCAAATAGCTATAGCTTTAATAACGTTAAGATCACTCAAGGCATACTTAAACGCATGCTTTACGTGGTTGATCCAACCGTGATTCGTCAGATGTATGTCATACCTGATATGAACGTTGATATGACGACTGTAAGAGTCCGAGTAAAAGCAAATACGCAATCTGACAGTTATACGATATTTACGCCATTCGTGACTCTTTCAGGTATTGGTTCAAGCTCACAGATCTACTTCTCTCAAGAGAACAACCAAGGTCAATATGAGTTATACTTTGGAGACGGAATCATTGGTAAAGCATTGGAAGCCAACAATATAGTAGAAATCGAGTACATTTATACCGATGGAACTATTGCAAATGGTGCAAGTGCTTTCACTGCAGTCGATACAATAGGTGGTTATAACACGATTAGCGTAAACGTTGTATCAAGTTCAACAGGTGGAGCAGTTGCTGAAAGTATTGAGTCGATTCGTTTCAACGCTCCATTGTCCTATATTACTCAAAATCGTGCAGTGACTGCCGACGATTATAGATCTTTAATTCTAGCAGGAGTCGGCAACATTCAATCGATATCTGTATGGGGCGGGGAAGACTCAGTCATTCCTGATTATGGTAAGGTTTATATCTGTATTAAACCAACTGGAGCTGCAGCATTAACTACTGCTGAAAAGAATAATATTACTTCAAACATTTTGAAGGGTAAGAATGTAGTTTCAATCACTCCAATTATAGTTGATCCTGATTATACGTATATCACGTTACAAGTATTCTTTAAGTATAATCCTAACTTGACTGATTTAAGCTTAATTGATCTTCAGTCAGTCGTTCGTAACACAATCGCGAGATACAACAATGATAAGCTAGAGAGCTTCCAAGGAGTATTCCGTTACTCTGAGTTCTTAAGAGCCATCGACTCTTCTGACTCCTCAATCATCAATTCAGATGCGATCGTGAAGATGTATAAGACAGTCACGCCATTGAATACGGTAAATAATACATTTAACATTCAGTATTCGGCTTCAATCATGATCTCGAATACGACTGATTCATTGATTGTCTCAAGTCCATTCTTGATCAATGGAGTCACTTGTTACTTTGGAGACTCACCTATCGATAATTCAATTGATCGTACAGTATTTGTTTATAAGTTAGTAAATGGTAAACCAGTCATACTTTATAATGTAGGTAATATCGATTCGGCGAATGGCATTATTAATATCTCATCATTTAGACCAGATGCTACTACGCCAATTCAAATCACGGTTCCATCAAGCTCGAATGATCTTGCACCAAAGAGGAATCAGTTATTAGAGATTGATCTCACTCAGACAATCATCATTGGTTCTATCGATACTATCGCAGTCAGTGGTTCAGCCGGTGCAATTAACTACCAGACACCAGCTACTAACATATAATACATGTCTACGTATCTTATCGAAAGTACAGCCAGCGTTAGAAAGCAGAGCAAGGAGAACCTGCGCGTTGAGTCGTTGATACCTGAGCAGATACGCCAGAACATTGAGAATCCAAATAACTTAAATTTAGTTCAGTTACTTAAGGATTACTATACCTATTTAAATCAAAATGGTCAGGCATCGTTTGCATTGAATACTATTCAGCAAGCAAGAGACCTTGATTCAGTAGATAACAACTACTTGAATCTGATTCAAACTGAAATAGCTGTATCGATTCCTCGCGCAATTACGACTGATAGAGTAACTCTATATAAGAACTTAATTCGTTACTATTCAATTAGAGGCTCTGAAGAGTCTATCTCATTGTTCTTCAAGATCTTATATAGTGACGAGGTTACGATCAGTTATCCAAAAAATGTATTATTGATCCCATCATCAGGAAACTGGGACACTAGCTACCAGACTCCTATCTATGACAATATGGGGGCACTGACTGGTTATTCTCAGGGTGCGTATACGAATAACTTAGGGTTTCTTTCAGATACGATTAAACTTCAAGACTCGTATTATTATCAAAAGTTCTCGTATGTGATCAATACAGGCAATAATATAACGATTTGGAACGATACGTTTAAGAAGCTGGTTCACCCTGCTGGATTCATATATTTTGGGCAGATATTGATACTTTTATACCCAACAGAGGTGGTAAACTATAATCCATATACGAATAATCTGTTATCAATGATGCCGTTGGAGCAGCCCGGGATCATCACGTCGTTGGACTATCCATTGATTCTGATTATTCAGCCAAACGGTGGTGTAGACAACATCACTCAAAACACCTTTTATGATACCGTTGGAGTCACAAACGTTGCATATGACTCATCGAGTTATAGCATGTCTCTTGTAATTCCTTCAGGAACTGATCACAATGAATTGATCCATTTCTATGATCAATGCTCAGTCTATCAATATGCTACAGTTACTTTCGAGACTCAAATAACTTTATACCCTTGGGATGATTATACCATCTCAGACGTTATAAATAATTCATACACTTGGAACAATACCTCACTCGGCGTCATACTTACCTAGTAATTATAATAAGATACCAACATGCCAGCAATCATTACAACTAACTTTAGAATCGAGAACGCAGTCAATTTTATTACTGACATAGCGAATACCTCGAATGGCGTCTATCTGTTCATCGGAAAGTCTGACGCATGGTCCAATAGCCTATCTATCAATTCGGACAGTGCAGCAGATACCCCAAGCGATAACATCGTTGATATCGACAAGGCTTGGACAAACATGATTGCCATGAAGCATATCACGTCAGCAAACGTGATAAACCTTACTCCACGCATTAACTGGACGTCTGGTACGACTTATGTGGCTTGGGATGATGTAGACACTACAATCTATTCAAAGTCTTTCTATATCATTACTGATGAATTTAAGGTCTATAAGTGCATATTGGCTGGAGCTGGTGCATCTACTATTAAACCTACACAAACCAATACTAATCCAACTGCTGAAGGTGACGGTTACACTTGGAAGTACATGTTCTCAATCAGTACGATTGATGCAAACAACTTCCTTACAAACACTTATGTTCCAGTCAAGACTGTAGTTATTCCTACAGGCGGTAACATAGGAGACCTTACTGCTGATGATCAAACCAAGTATAATATTCAGCAAAATTCGGCAGGCAACAATGGTAAGATCTACCGTGCAGTTGTAACGTCCGGTGGTACTGGTTATTCTGCAAATCCTACAATTACAATTAAAGGAGACGGTGCAGGAGCGACCGCTCAAGCTGTTGTTTCTGGTGGAGTAATCACCGCAATCAATGTTACAGCAAATGGTACAACTCCTTATCATAATGCGTACATAACAATTACTGATAGCACAGGATCTAATGCCACTGCAAGAGCAGTGCTTTCACCTTCTGGTGGTCATGGAACTGATCCAGTTCGTGAGCTTGGTGCCTTCTTTACAGGAGTCGAGGTAAGTTTACTATATGCAGATGGTTCTGGTAACTTCATCGTTAATAACAGCTTCCGTCAAATTGGTATCGTAAAGAACCCTTACGTGTATGGTACAAGCACAGTTGGTTCTGCAACGACTTATTCCACACTAAAAGCGCTGCAATTAGATTCTGGTTCAGGTTTTACGACCGGTGACTATATCACGGGTGGCAGCTCAGGAACAAAGGCATTTATTGATTCCTATGATGCTGGAGCTAATATAATCAAATACCATCAAAATAATAAGACAGGCTATGGCAGCTTTACTTTAGGAGAAGCTATAACTGGATTCACGAGTGGAACAGGTACGATTGCGGCTTCTGGTGGTCTTATAAATCCTCAAGTACAGCCTTATAGCGGTAAAATGCTTTTCCTTGAGAACCGTGCTCCAATCAATCGTTCAGCTTCGCAGATAGAGAATATCAAGTTAGTTATCGAATTTTAATACTATAAAAATAGAATAATCACATGTCCATCAAGACCTATAACACTTCTCCTTATTATGATGACTTCGATAAATCGAAGAACTATCTGCGCGTGCTATTTCGTCCAGGTCGTGCCGTACAGGCTCGTGAATTAACCCAGATGCAGACTGCGATTCAGGCTCAACTGGATCGTTTTGGTAGTAACATATTCAAGGATGGTTCTCCAGTTGTAGGTGGTCAGGCTTCTTTAGATACTGCTTATTCATACATAAAGATTTATTCCAGCTTTACTTACTCTGGACCAACCGTAGGTGGAATCACAAATGGAACTGCACTCATTTCTGATAACTACTATAGTGATCTTGTTGGATCAGTTATCACTGGACAAACTACAGGAATTACGGCTAAAGTTGTAAATGCCGTTGCTGCAACTAATTCTGGAGATCCATTAACCATATTCGTTAAGTATACCTCATCTGGAACAGATAAAGTAGCAAAGGTATTTTCAGCAGGAGAATACTTACTTTCTGACGGTTCAAATGGACAATCAGTTCGTTTAGTACAAGTAAAGAACTTATTAAGTGTAGATCCAACAAATGGCGATGATCTTCCTACTGGTTATGGAGCTAACGTGTCAGTCACTGAGGGAGCTTTCTTTATCTCAGGCAATTTTGCATATGCTGCGCCTCAGTCAATCATTTTAAGTAAATACAGCAATAATCCAACGGCTAGGATTGTTTATAAGATCACTGAAGAGGGGGTTAGCTCGACTGAAGATATCACGTTGTCGGACAATGCTTTAGGTGCACCAAACTTTGCCGCCCCGGGCGCAGATCGCTACGCAATAAGTCTTCAACTAATTGTCCAACCAATAGCTTTTGCAGATCGTACAGAAGCCAACATCATTCAGCTTTTAGTCATTGTAAATGGTGTTGTAAACATCCCTGCAAATAATCCATACAGCGCTATTGGTGACACGATGGCCAAAAGAACCTTTGAAGAAGCAGGAAACTTCGTCGTCAATCCGTTCCTCTTAAACCTTCGTGAGTATTTAAACACCGGCACTAATGGCGGTTTACTAACTACTGACCAGATCATTGCCAATGGAGATGCTACAAATAGCACTGATGCTACAACATTTGGTTCTGCAAAGATCGCAGTAGGTATTGAAAAGTCTACTGCATATGTTGATGGTTATCGGATTGAATTAGTAGATACTAAGTACGTTTCACTGAATAAAGCTCGCGACGTTAGTTCGGCGCATGAATTATCTTTAATTGCTTCTGTAGGTAGCTTTGTAGCTATCACCAACATTGTTGGTGTACCTGATATCAATACCTTTTCTAAGATAACTCTTAAGAATAACTCGTCAACTACGATTGGTTATGCAAGAGTACGTTCACTTGAGTATGTAAGTGGAAGTGGAAGCGGCGCTATTTACAATCTATATCTGTTTGATTTACAGATGCTTTCAACGTATGCCTTCTCCTCAACGCATACATTTTATTGCTCTTACGGTACTGGTGCAGCTTTTCAAGCAACTGCAGTGGATTCAAGTCCACTATTAGCAGGTGGAAATAACTCAATGTTATTCCAGTTACCACGCTCAGTATGTAAATCGCTTCTTACTTCAGGATTATCTTACACATCTTATTCAGTTAAAAAGAGATATGACCCAAATCCAGCCGATGGATCTGGCAATGTAACATTAACTCCAATTGCGAATGAAATATTCTATTCAATCGATGAGAATGAATATGTTGTTGTTAAAAATTCAGATGGTAGCATCGTACCTCAAACTGCAGTACCTACATTAACTTCTTCAGGCGGTGGTTCAGTAGTAACGGTTACGCTCCATCTAGGTTCAGGCAATGCAGGATTAAGTGTTCATATCATTGCACCTTCAAGCAGATATTTAACTCAAAAGACAAAGACTCTTCAGACTGCACAGGAAATCATACTTGATACGCCAAACACGGTTTCAGGCGGTTATGATTTATTGAATGTAACGGATCTAGTCAGTGTTTCAAATATATACATGTCTGCGAATAATTCGACAGACCCAACTACATCGGATATTAATGTTACAAACAGTTATTACGTGGACAATGGTCAACGCGATAACTTTTATGACGTTGCTCGTATTCAATTGATCCCTGGCCAAGCCGCACCGACTGGCAGACTCCTTGTAGTTTATAGCTATTTGCAGCACGGAGCTGGCGACTACTTCTCTGTAGATTCATACACCGGCGTAGTTGATTACGTAAATATTCCTTCTTTTCAATCGTCTCAGGGCTTATTACAACTAAGAGATGTTCTTGATTTTCGTCCAACAAAAGATCTTTCAGGCGAATTTACTGGCGCTGGAGCTTCTGTAGGTGCAACAATCATTCCTAATACTGCTGTAGTATTTGATATCCATTATTACTTACCACGTATAGACAAGATATATGTAGATAAGAAAGGTAACTTTGCAATTACCCAAGGCGTATCAGCCGATAAACCAGTTGCTCCATTAGATCCAGACGGATCAATGATACTTTATACTGTTAGAATAAATCCTTATACATTTAATGCAAAGGATGTATTACCTACAATGATAGACAATCGTAGATATACCATGCGAGACATTGGTTCTATTGATAGTCGTTTAAAGAACGTAGAGTATTACACCGCGCTCTCATTACTTGAAAATAGCACAGCAGCTACTCAAATAATTGATCCTGCGACTGGAACAGCTTACTATCAACATGGATTTGTAGTGGATTCCTTTACTGGATCTAGCGTAGGTAATGTATCAAATCCTGATTATAGCGTCTCCATTGAGAATGCAGCAGGCGTTTGCCGTCCAAGCTTCTTCCAAGATAATGTAAAGTTACAATATAACTCATCATTATCAACTGGAATAATGAAGACTGGTCCTCTACTCACGATCCAGTACTATGAGACTGATTATATTAAGCAGCCTTATGCTTCAAATACTCTATTCGTAAATCCATTTGATGTATTCAATTGGACAGGTACTCTTCAAATTTCTCCTGCAAGCGATGATTGGAAAGATACTGTTCAAGCTCCAGACGTAGTCATTAACGACAATGGTGCTTATGATAGCTTGGCTGCCCAGATCAGTTCTTCTGCAGCTTTAGGAACTGTATGGAATGATTGGCAGACTACTTGGAGTGGTGTAACTTCTACTTCTATCTCGGATTCATTTGGATTAACTGGAACTGAAGCATTACTTTTAAACCAGTATGCAAATACGACAACAGTTACTACAACCAATACAACAAATCAGACAAGGACTGGTACACAGACTTCACTATCGTCTACTGTAAATAAACAAAGTTATGGCAATACTGTAGTTGATGTAAGTGTCATTCCATTCATTCGTTCGCGTATTATTTTCTTCTGGGGCACGGGCTTAAAGCCAAATACCAAGTTGTATCCTTTCTTCGATTCAACTCCAGTGACAAGCTATTGCAGACAATTAACTCCAACTGGTGGAAGTACTTATACTGACAAATATAACTATTGGATAACACTGCAGTATAGCAATCTTACAACTTCTTCTTTAGTTTCTGGAACTGCAATTGGTTCTAGACCAATTACTGCAGCAAGTGGTAATACGGCAATCACTGGACCTTCAGATTTAATAACTGATAGCGCTGGCGATGTATTTGGTGCTTTCTTGATTCCTAACAATGGAGTTTATCAGTTTAAGACTGGTACTCGTATATTCCGTCTTTGTGATTCAGTTACAAATACCTCAGATCTTGTTACAACTTCTGCTGAAGCGTCATACGCCGCTCAAGGATTGCTTGATACTGTTTCAAACTTAATAGTTTCAACGCAAGTACCAATAGTCAATACCACACAAGTAACTGATACGAGAGTATTGACGAATGTAACTAGTTCTCAAACAACAAGTAATGCAGTTACAAACACAGTTGCGCCAAGCTATCCAGCACCAACTCAAGGGACGATTGCTCCATTCCCATTAACGATTACTGGACCTGCTTTACCAACACCTACAAGCTCAAGTGCTCCTTCCACATTTGTTGGTCCAGTGCTTCCTAGTGGTGTGGGTGGAGTGTCAGTCCCAGGGGCAACCCTAGGAGATGGAACTTCAACAACACTGCCAACAACTCCAGTTACGGTGGGCGGTCCTACATTGGTAGCTCCAATAAACGTGGGCGGAGGTGGTGGAATGGCAATCATTCAG